ATGAACTCCTTCGAAGCGCTTTATCGAGGCGAAGAAGTCTCAACGCACTGACGCGTGCGACCGGTTGCGGTGAGCCAAATCGGTGTTTGGGCTAGTAATGCCCTAGAATATTTCGAGTGTGGTTGTAGCAATGCGTTGCGAACACATGTGGGGAGTTAGCTCAGTTGGTTAGAGCAGGGGACTCATAATCCCTTGGTCATGGGTTCAAGTCCCATACTCCCTACAAAGGAAAACGCCCGGTGACTTGTAAAAACAAGTTGCCGGGCGTTTCCTTATTTGAGGCACTTACCGCAAACTGACCATAGTTTGACCATAGTTTTACCTCGCAACTAATTTTTCTGCGCTCGCCGTGCGGCCAATCGGCCGGCCAGTGACACGACATTCGACGCAGGCTCGGCCGGCTCCGTTGACCAATGACCGGTGAGTTTGTCCGCGACATCTTGATGCATCTCGTCCAGGACATGCTGGTAACGCTGCAGCATGCTGATCTGCGACCAGCCAAGGATCTCCATGACCACGCGCTGGTCCACGCCGAGCAGAAGCAAAGTGGTCGCAGCAGTGTGCCGGCCATCATGTGGCCGACCGGCAGGCACCTTAGCCTCGGCCAGCAAAGAGCGCCAGGCATTCCAATCCGCCTTCGGGTACATCGGCAATCCGCCCGGCCGGCAGAACACCAGATCACGCTCAACGCCGCTTTGATCAATCCAGGGTTCCCAAGGCTCATGCTTTCGCACCGTCTGCTGGGTCTGTGCGTGGCGCAGGAGCGCGTTTCGTAGCGGGGTTGGCATAGTTGCACTCCGAATCCCTGCCGAGCTCTTAGGCGGGCCTGTGAAGTATCCACCGCCGTGGCGTTCTGGACAGTGCACCCCCTTGGATCGACCGCACGTAGGGTTCCCGCCAGCATCGAGCAGGCAGCCATGCGCCCAGGGCAGCGTAAACAGCTCGCGCTCAATACGCAGCTTGTTCGACTTGAAATCAACGTCCGGCCATGTAAGCCCGAGAGCTTCGCCCTGCCGAGGCCCAAGCATCAGATTCAGCAGCCACCGCGCTTCATCGTCACGGTTCTGCGCTGCCTGAATCATCCGCCGGACTTCCTCAGTCGTGTAAACCTGCGGCTCAAAATCCCCACCAGTCGGCGAATCCAAAAGAAGCAAGGGGTTCTTACCAAGAAAACCACGCTTCACAGCCACGTTCAGCGCTCGCCGGAGGACTCGGTGGAGTCCGGCGACACTGGATTCTGAGACGGCCGGCCGGGGCTGTCCACTGGCGCGTGGTTGTGGTGTGCGCATGGTGGCGTAGATTGCTTCCATGTCGCTTGGTGTGAGTGCTGTCAGGCGCTTGCTGGCGACACGGTGGCCACGCACGTGATTATCGATCTTGTTCTTGTAGCCGCGCCGGGATTGTGGACTTTTGGCAGTGGCAGGCGCGATGTTGATCAGCCAATAGTCGAGCCACTCAATGAGCTTGGGAGACCGGCCGGCGGGCATGTTCCCCGCGGCGACTTCTTGGGCGAGCTTGCGAACCTTGGCACGGCAGTCCGCTTTGGTTTTGCCATACACGGATTTGAGGATGGTAGATCCGTCCGGGCGCTGGCCAATGGGGTAGTTGGCTTGCCAGCGTCCGTCTTTGCGTTGGCGCGGCTCGGAGCCGTCCTGGTTGCCTCGCCTGGTCCTGGTTGAGGTGGTCATGGGTTTCCCTCCTTGGGGAAATTGTGCGCGCCAAACATTCCTCCGTGGCGCGGTAGGCTGCGAATTGTTGAAAAGTGTTCAGGCGACATGATCGCCTGGTGGCCAGAGGGCTTGAATCTGATCGCCGTCCAGGGTGGCGAGGCGATCAAGAATGACCTGCTCGGTGACATCGAGTTCTTCGGCCATGACCCAGGGATTGCGTGACCAGCCGGCTGCGCGTTCTAGGTCTTCGAACTGCACGAGGAAGCGTGCGGCTTCTAGGCGGACCTGTCGTTCGATGGCCGTAGGTTGGCACCCATCGTGGCCGTGCTTGATGTGAATTGCTTCGTGGGCGAGGAAGCAACGCCGTTCCACCGCGGTGAGTGCCGGATCAATCCATATTCGCCGGCCATCAGTGGCCGCGACCATATCTGGATACGGGCGATTCCAAATGACAATGACTTGCGCGAGTGAGCGCAGCATGCCCCATACGTTCTGCATTACTAGAACATATATTCGATTAAATGTTTGAGCAAATATGACGGCCGCAAACCTCAACTGTCGCCCATGAATGCGATAGGCGTTAGGCAGCTAATATGTAGAGCCGTCTAACTAACAATCTCCATTGGCAACTCTGGCGCATCTCCAGACGTATTGATACTAATAAGGGTTCTGCTCTTCTTGAACGCAGCGGAATCCCCTTGGTCAAAAACAGTCAGAACATCGAAGATCGCGGACACCTGCTGATCCTCAAGAGCATTTAGCTCCGCCACGCGCTGCAACAATGCATCGTCCTTAACGGTGGCCGCGAATACCGGTTTGTCGTCTGGCTTAAACCACATGATGCCCCCAGAGCGGCGCACACCATCAATCGTCCCGACGAACTTTTCAATGCTTGGCTCTTCATGCCCTCGTTCCAGAGCAACTTTAAGTTTCGCAGCGCTCCGGGAATCAATAGTGAGGTCCTCGACCCCATACTTCCGTTGTTCAAGCGCACCCTTCAAACTCCACGAAGAGGACAGGGCTTGGCCGACGGCCGCGCTCAGACGCTTCCTGGCTTTCACGGGGAGGGACTGCACACTTGCATCAAGAGTTTCCGAGACGAGCTCATCTTCATCGGAAGCAATTGACAGAACCTGGCTTATCTTCCGCAAGGCACGCGACTGCAAAGAACTTGGAGTCTCTTCAATGAAGTTGTTCAGTTCTTCGACTGGTGGTGCTTTCAAGACGACGCGCACGGAACCAGGCAGGGCACCTTCGATCAAAAGCTCGGAAGCTGCGCGCTGGGCGCCGACTTCCGCCTTAGCTGTTTCCTTTACAGCGTCACTCAATCCCAAAACAAACTTGGCAAAGCTTTCTGCGTTTGTTGAGTGGTTGGAAACGCCTTCACCTTCTAGGTGAATATCAAGGACAGCCTGTTGCGGACCGACCTCCTTGATGTAAATATCAAAGAGATCATGGTCGTCTCGAACGATTCCGTTGAGAATACTTGCCCGAGTGAGCTCGTCAGCCATAGTTGTTCCAGACGATGCTCGTAGGGCAGACCGGAAATGATCCAAAAATTCTTCGTTATAGCTCATGGTTCTTCACCTCCACATACCCTTTGCGACCATCTGGAATCAGGTTGCCATCCGGGCCTTTGACCCTACTCCAAGTATCCCCCCAAATGAACTGGTTGGCAGGGTTGTCGACAACGACAAATCCATCGATCAACCCACCCATGGGTTGAATGCGTTCGGCTGTAAAAGACGGACTGCCTACAGTTACGCGCTGAATGGTAAGGAATGGCGCGATGTCACTAAATTCGTCAATATCAAACTCATGTTCCGGGACAAGCACGACGACGTCAGCATCGTTAGGCGCTGCCCATGGCTTATGAGTCGTAAATCCTCCATTGATCCACAGCCGCGCGTGAGGAAACCTTCTCCAAACCAACTCCGAGTAGAACTCAAGCGCCCTATATATTTCCTGACGCGCCTCTCGGAATGGGGCATTCTGAACAAACGCTTCGAATAGATCGGTTAGGGATGCCTCGTGCGGAGATGGGCTGTACAGCAAGTTCCCGTCGTCACCGAGCAGGTTCAGCAGTTCCGACAAGTGTCACAGCCCTTCATTGGAGTCGCTAGCATGAGGTTCACTGCGCTCGCCGGTTTCTTCGTCGAGCTGCTCGCGCCTGGTCTTCACCTTCGGGTGCGCAGCCAATTGCTCGCGAGGCGGTACCGGGATGTTCCTGGCTTCTTCGCCGTGCAGTTCGATTACGCCACTATCGGCTGGCGTCTTCTGTCCAGCGCGAGCGTTACGCGTAGACGCCACTGGTTTGAGCTGTCGCGGAGTTTCTTGTTCGGATTCAGTTCGTTCAGCATTGTTTCCTGCTTCGAGGTCGACGAGGACCCGAACCATGTCGACAACGGCTTTCCGTGATTTGGGCGAGAGAAGGTCTGCGCCTGGTGGAAGTTCGTCGGCTAGTGGTGGGCCGGGGACTGGTTGTCCCGCTGCTGCGAACGCCACAGAATCATCTACACCGGCCAGATATGCGATTGCCCGGATAGTGTCGTCAGTTGGGGTGGACTTGTATCGTCCTGCACGAATGTGACTGAGCGTAGTCCCCACAACCTTGAAGCCGGCATCCTTGGCCAGGAAGCCAAGTTGTCGAACGGACGTCTGCCGTTTGGCAACCGCCTGGTCAATCAGACCCTGCAACGAATCAGTGTTGTTCACGTCGATAACTTTCGTCGAACCCGGATGACTTGAGCAATGCTACGAAATTCTTTCATGACAAGTAGAAAGCGCTTCAGAACTCTAATTTAGCCGAAATTTAGTGTTGTCGGGTTGACAAGTAGTTGACTCATGACTCATGCTGTACTTGTCAAAGCGAATCACGAAGGGAATACTAGTTATGCGTAAGGCAACCAAGCATCTGAGGCTCGTACGAAAGGAGAGTTGGATGCGCGTCAAAGATCCAAGCGCACTTCGCAGGAAGCGCCTAAATCGCAAGTACAGCCAGCGGGATTTGGCCTTTCTGGTTCGCAGGTCGCAGAACACGATCTATCTGCTCGAAAACGGCAAGATGAAGACTTTGAGTGAAGACCTGGCGTTATTGCTAGCAGCACGCCTCGAAGTCGAGTGGGAGGACTACTTCGAACTCGAAGAGAACGAAGTTGTGCCAGTTGTGACAAGTGAAGCGCAACGCAAGGCAAAAGTGGCATGAGTGCGGACAAGACCCATTGGTTCGTCAAGGCCATGGATGGCGATCTCAACCTTGTTGAAGCGCTCAACACTCCAGCGGTCGTCCTCCAAGAAATTCAGGTTCTGAGCCTGATGGAGTTCCCGGTCAGCGGGGAGCTGATTGCTCGTTTTAGGGCGAAGGAGGCCATGGCATGAGCGAGTTCAACTGCCCGGAACCGGGCTGCGGTTTCCATATCGGAATAGCCGGAGACCTCGTCACCGACGAGGACTTCGAAGCACAGGACTACTACGACCAGGAAATCGAGGTGCATCAGCAAATGCATGCTGGAGCGAAAGCAACCGACAAGCAGGACGCCTACTGGGTAAAGGTAGCGCCGGACACGGCCGCCTGGCTGGACCACCACGGTCTCATGCTGGAGTCGCAGGACAAGAGCGGGCAGGCATTGCCTAACCCGCTCCATGTCGAAGGTCGAAATATCAGTGAGGTTGTGGGCTCACCACTTGCGGCTCGTTACAAAGAACGTGAATTTGGTTCCGTTCCAATCGAGTTGGCGGTTGTACCGGGCTTGAGTGCTGCGGAATTCAGCCAGAAGTCCAGCATCGGGCGCAGAGTTCGCGTCGTCAGCGCCGGTCTGGATCGTGGTGTCTCGCGTGATGTTGAAGGTGACTATCGGGCTCAGGGATTTTCCGACCGAGAACGTGACCGTGCGGTGAGGTTCTTCATCGAGCCATTCTTTGACGCCTTTCGCGAAGGCGAGGGCCAGAGCGGGCCTCGTGTTGAGTGCGTGGTGGCCGTCGATGGTGATGTCCATTTGGAAATTTCCCTCTCGGTAGGTGGTGCACCAGGTGGTGCGGGTGTTGGAACCTCCGAGTCTACCGAGAGGGGCAACAAGTCCCTTGGACACGTAGAAGAAAAGCCCTCAGCAGTTGCAGCTGCTGAGGGCGACGAAATCAAAACTAACAGGTAAGAAAGGCGTGATTTCAATGTCCAGTGTAGTCACCTTTCCTCATTCTCGCAGTGGGGAAGTTGAAGTTCAGCCGGGAATCCAAACCGTGTCAAGACCGGTTCGGATGCTGTACTCGGTTGCGGAGACGGCCGAGTTGTTGGGACTGGGGCTGTCCTCGGTTTACGACCTGATCAATGAGGGCGACCTGCCGAAGGTCATGGTCGGCACTCGCGGTAAGACGACGCGAATTGCTGCCACTGACATTCAGGCGTACATCGATAACCACCGTGTGGAGGTGCAGCCTTCATGGGCGATCTGATTCCAATCATTCTGGGCTTTGGGGTCGCAGTGACTGCGATCGGAACTTTGGGATCCGGGATGTACTTCTTCATCACCGGAGCCAAGGCCAACCAGAAGACTGCCGAGCTGCGCGAGTCGGAAACTGCGTTGAACAAGACCCGAGTGGAGTCGGAAATAGTGGCGAACCGGGTCGCGAATGAGATGGGTCGGAAGCTCGCGTCGGTTGCGGGGCTCGGTGAGTTCACTAGCGCTTACGGGCGGAAACCGAAGATCTGCAACTGCAGCAACTGCAATGAGAGAAGAGGCGAAGGCAATGACTAGGTTCTGGTTCCGGAAGAATCATGAGTTGGCTTCGCCGGCACGCGTGGCCGAGGCGACTAACGTCGTTGCTCGCCAGGAAGCTTTCGATCGTGCAAAGGACGCGACGTTGCACTTGCTCACTGCGTTGAAGCAGTGGCCGGGGTTCGACTCGACCGGCAACATCAATGGGGCCATCGATCACACTCTAGTGAACATCGATCGCCTGGATGATGCGTTGGACGAACTGCGCGACCAGATCGACAAGGTCCGCACCATGCAGGTCGCCGAAGCGATTCGCCGTTCTGGCCATCCGGCCACGCAAGGTTTCGTCGATGAGTTGCGAACGTCCGAGCAGGCATCGTATGGCTATCCCAATCCGTCGGTTGTCGCGGCAATGGCAAAACTTAAGCCACGAATCAACGCTGCAATGGCCGTTGCCAGAGAAGTCTCCAACGAGGGTGATCAGTAGTGGGTCGCATCGAAGGCCGCGTTGTCATCAATCCGAAGGGATCCGGCCGGCCGTCTGCTTCCTTGCATACGTCGTGGCTTGATTCGCCGAAGGGTGAGCGTGCCAAGGCCGCGAAGGCAACGGTTCAACGCTGGGCGAATGACAAGTATCGCGGGTGCTCCGTGTATGTCGAGGTCGGAACCATTGCTGAGGGTGAGCACGGGATTGGCCATCTGCACGTGAACGGTTTGGAGATCGCGGACTTCTCCGCGGTAGTTCTCCCGCCACCTGTTCCGGCTCAACCCTTGTTCGGGGGATAGCTGATATGAGCTCTGCAGATGTCCTGTGCTTTGCGGTCCGCCGCATGTTCTGGGTTCACATGCCGGTCATTGGCTTGTTGCTCCTGGTCTGTTTACTGACGGCACAGATTCCTTCGGGGTTCAGCGGCTTGTGCGCCATTGTCGCGTTCGGGTGGGTTGTTCTGGCCTTGGGGGACTGGACAACTTCCGAATTGCGCGCTGACCGTCTCAGCTGACTACCCAGCCCCGTTTCTTTCATTCATTTTTTAGGCACTTGAGGTGTATTTTTTATGGCTAAATTCAACGGCAGACTTGAAGTTCTTGCTCTTTCATCGGTGCATCAGCACCCGGATAATATCCGCGAGGATCTTGGCGAGCTGGACCAGCTGGCCGGTGAGATCAAAGCCCTTGGGTTGATGAATCCATTGCTGGTTTATCCTCACCCGGTCCGCGCTGGCGATTACGTGGTCCAGGATGGCAACCGCAGGCGTGCGGCCGCGGCTCAGGCCGGGCTGCTTGAGGTTCCTTGCGTGGTTCTTCCGGAGCCGTCCGCGGAGCGTGGTGCTCGTGCGGATATCGAAACCATGCTGACTACTGGCCGTAATCATCGTGCATTGTCTGAGGCAGAGGTATCCAAGGGCATCCAAGGCCTGCTGGATCTGGGCATGGATGTCACGACGGTGGGCAAGAAGTTCAAGATGTCCCGCAAAGAGGTTCAGGCTCGCGCCAAGGTTGCTCAGAAAGACGACGGCGTATCCAAGGCCTACTCGGCCGGCCGCCTGCGCCTGGACGCTGTGCAGCGCCTGCAGGAACTGGAAGAACAGTCGGATATCCCAGAGCTGTATGAGCGGACAGTTGAACGCATCGAGGATATGCCCAACGGGGCCAGCGTTGAAACTGTCGAGCGCGTCATCGCTGAGACTGAGATGTCGATCAAGAAGTCCCAACGCGAGACTGAGTTGAAACAGCTGGACGCCAAGGAGGGCGACTACGAGGTTTCTTACAGCAGTGCCTGGTCAGCCGTTGAGGACGGGATGACTGATGCAGAACATGTTGCAGCCGGCCATAGGTACCGCTTCAACTACCGAGACCCGGAACCGATTTGGTACGTGAAGGAAAAGAAGGTCAAGCCGGAGCTGACCGAGCAGGAGAAGGCGAACAAGCAGACCGAAGCGAAGCTCAAGAGCATGCTCAAAATTGTGCAGCGCTCCCGCATCGCGTTCATCAAGAACGCATTCGAGACTGTGAAGCCGTCGGAGACGGTGGCGAAGGAAGCCATCGCCAAGAAGATCGCCTCCGAAGTCCGCTACTCCGAAGAGGGTCGCACCATTCTTGGTGACGTCGTCGGCATCAAGCCCCCAGAATTTGACGGAACAACCGCTTCCTCCGAACTCTTGGATCGCTGGAATGGCGAAGTGCATAAGCACCTGGTGCGCCAGTCCATGGCTTATCTGGGCATGCTGCTCGCGTTTGCCGATCAGGTCAGCGTCGAGGAATCCCTGGGCAAGCTTTCGGGCTTCGAACGCTCCATTTATGAGAGCGCCCCGTACAGCGGTGGTAGCTGGAAGAACGCCCGCGCCTACTACGCCTTCCTCACGGAGCACCTCGGATACCAGCTCGATATCGACGAGAAGCTGGCCATGGAGTACTCAGCCATGAATCAGCCTCGCCGAAACAGGGAAATGGATCTTGTCCCGCTGCCTGACGAAGTCACTGCAACCTGCGGTGGCTGCAAGCAGGAAGTCGTGGCCGACTCTGAATGGGCCGGCCTGTGCCACGACTGCCAGGACGAGGACGAATAGCCATGGCCACCAGAAGCATGGCGAGCATTATCCGCCAAGCCCCAAAGATGACCGATGATATCGCTTCGTGGCAGGACCAGGCAGCTTGCTACCCGTGGGACTTCAAGAAGCACGGAGACCCGTTCTTCCCATCCAGCGTCTCGGCCGCGGCAGCCAATCAGGCACAGAGCATCTGCAGCACTTGCCCGGTGAAGTCCATGTGCGCGGAGCTGGGCTTCAACGACAGGGATGCCTTCAAGTACGGGATCTATGGCGGGACAACTCCCGAAGATCGATCACGAGTTGCCCGCAAGAGTGCACGATCCAAGATCGGAAGACCAAGGAAGTAGGAAACACCATGCTGCAATTCACCGTAGACCTGCACCAGTTCCGCCAAGCCTTGGCAGCGACCAAGATGCACGTCTCAAATGACAAGGACGACGCGATCGGCCGAAGCCTTGACTGCTCCATCCGCCCGAACCGCGAACTGCTCGTCACCGCAACCAACGGGATCACAGTGGCCATCGCACGAGTACCCATCGCCGAGGAAGAATTCCACGGCGAACTCGGACGCTTCTCACTCACCCCAGAAATTGCCGGCACGATCATCGACATGTTCACGCCTGGCAAAGAGGACTGGGACATCCAGCTGGAAGTGACCGTCACCTTCACCATCGAACGAAAGCCCGGCGAGGAAGACATCACTGTCGCCACAATCAAAGTGCGGCGCCTTGGCCAGCTCTTCGGCGGAGACCAACTCAGCGTCACCACACCGGTGCAGCTGAACAAGGGCATCGAACGGATCTGGGCCACGGCCGGCCGGGCAGCGCAGCGCAACCGCGCAATGCTCCCACCCACCAGGTTCGACCTCAAACGCATCACCGCGTTCCGGTCCGCGCAAACCACCTACGGCGAACCGCTCACCATAACTGCAATGAGCCACGACCTCGGATCCATAGCCGTCTACTGCGGACGCTACTTCGTTGGACTGCTCACCGCGGACAAAGTCAACCTCGAAGACAGCGACAAGGACAACTACGAAAACCTCAAAGAGCACTGGGCCAAAGAACTCCCAACGCCCTTAGCCATCGTCAGCTAAAACCTTGTCAAAAAATTAACAAACTATCCACCTTGTACAGGAGGAACCACTTTGAACACCACACCAGGAACCAGAAGACCACTCGTCGAGCGCAGCGAACGAGGACTAATCGTCACCTCAGAAACCATCGCCCAAGGCGCCGACCTTCAGCACAAGAACACGCTCGAACTGATCAACAGGCACCACCTGTCCCTGGAACGCTTCGGACAGGTCGCGTTTGAAACGCGACCTGGCTACAACAACTCGCAAATCCGCGTCGCACTCCTCAACGAACAGCAAGCCACCCTGCTCATGACCTTCATGCGCAACACAGAACGCGTCGTTGAATTCAAAGTCCAGCTAATCGAAGCCTTCTACGAAATGGCCAAACTACTCGCCACCCCCGAGCGCTCGCCGATGACCGAAGATGACATTGTTGCGCAGGCGCTGCAGATCACGAGCGCGCGGGTCAAGGCGTTGGAGAACAAGGTCGCCGAGGATGCTCCAAAGGTCGATTACGTTGACACCTTCGTTGCTGACGAAGATCTGATGACCTTCCGAACCTTGGCATCCGATTTGAAGATCGGTGAGCACGAGCTGCGCGCAATACTCCTGGACCGTAAGTGGATCTACAAGCAGGAGTCCTCCCGCTGGTCAGAGTCGAAGCAGCGCAAGGAGCCGATCTACCGGTATAGCGCGATGGCGGACAAGAAGAACTACTTCCATGCAGTGCTTGCGCACGATGCGCCGCGGTTCCGCGGCGAAGTGATGCACACTCTCAAGCTCACTCCGGAAGGCGCGGTGGCCGTAACGCGGTTGATCGGCCAGATGAGAAGAGCCGCGGACTCCCTTAAGAGCGTGGAAGGGCCAGCAGCATGAGCCGGTTAGTCACGGTCTACACGAAGCCAGACGGGTGCAACCAGTGCACGTATACCAAGCGCGCACTTACCAAGGCCGGCATCCCGTACCAGGAAATCGTGGTGAACCCCTCCGACCGGGTATCCATCGATGAACTGAAGATGATCGCGAAGAAGAAGGGCATCGCAGGGACTATGCCCTACGTCCTGGTCGTCGATACGGAAACTTTGGAATCGCATGATTGGTTCGGTTTCCAACCAGGTGAAATCGAGAAACTTACGAAGGGAAACGCAGCATGAGCAACGAGAACATCACCGTATGGGAACTCGGTGAAGACAGCGACACGTGGCTCGTTGAAGGAACCTCGGACGCGCACAGCGCAGACGAAGCCGTGCGCGGATGGGTCGAGCGAATGACGGGCGAGACCATCGAAGTGTTCGCCGATGCCGATGACCTGGTCGAGTTTAACTTCAGGTTCCGAAAGGACTGGTATTGGTTGCCCGGGGGAGACCCGGAGAACCCAATGGACGAAGCCGCCCTGGTCTACCCGAAGGACGGTCAGTTGCTGTCGGATGCGACGCCGGTCATGGGACCTTTCTCGGGTTACCTGGTGCGGGCATGAGCACTGTCATTGAAGCCCGGAGACTGAACGGCACCGACATCGGCAAGAAGATCAGTTTCCCCGAAACCCAAGGTGAGCTGCGGGCAGTCCTCCACGGGTTCATCACGGACGAAACCACCAAGCCTTCCAAGCGTTACGTGTCGGTCATCGTCGGCAAGGAATCGCACGTCCTGGCACCGAACGACAAGATCACCATCACCGGCCACATGAAGAAGCCAGAGGTAAAACCATGACCGGCAAGAACGAACACATCACCGAAGAGCTCGTGGAGCAGATCGCGATCGTTTCCTACGAAGCGGCCAGGATCGACAATTCGGATATTCCGATGCCGAGCTGGACCGGTGCCGGAGCCATAACTCGGTACGAAATGAAACAGAAAGTTCTTGGAGTCTTGGACTCCGTGGTGCCGGTGATGATCGAGCAGGGATGGGCGCCACCAGTCGAGTCCACCTACGCGAACGGATTACCGGGTAACCATCATGCTGAAGAAGCTGTGCGGTACGCGTGTGAGGCTTCGGTCATCAATAACTGGACAGACCAAGAACGTTTGGTCTGGGCTCAACTGGCCACCACGTACGCGAATCTCGCCTTAGCTTACGAGCAGCGCACGGCAAACATGATCGATGGAAATAGGCCGACTGAGATCGACTTTACGGGATGGCCCAAGGAAATAGTTGGCCGTTTCTCTGTTCAGGCCATCGACATCGCCAAGCGTTTGGGCATGGGGGAAACGAAATGAACTCACCTAAGCCGGGACCACATGTTCCCAACGGTGCAGGCCAAGACTTTACCGATGGCGCTACCTGCCCTCCGACCTCCGAATGGTGCCTGAACTCTAAACCGCACAAGCACGGCGAAGGCAGCATCAATGCCGGCACCGCGTGCGACAAGACATGCCCCTGCATGCAAGTCCATAACAGCATCCGAATCGCCAGGAAAGGAAGATGACCATGAGCACCCCCATCACTCTCGAAGACTTGAAGCGGTTCCGCAGCATCGTCGAGACCGGCACCCCACTGGACAAGCGAACCGTCCTGAACATCATCAGCCACGCCGGCCAGATACAGGAACACTTCGACGCGGCCCTTGAAGGTAACCGGGCACTCGTGGAGCAGCTCGCACGAACCGAACAGGACGAGCGAATCATTGCGTGGGATTGGCTAAGCAGACATCCCGCATTTACTCAGTGCTACGACGCTGAGAAACCCTTATCGGTCGCTATGAGCGAGCGCTTGGGAGAATTGCTTGCTGCAGAACGCACCGAAGCGAATGACGCACTTCTGAGGCGACTCGCTCGCACACAAGATCCAACCATAGACACTCTGGAAGGACTGCTCGTACTGCCTATTGGTTCCATCGTCATCGACGCGGCAGGCGATTTCATGCAGGTGCAAGCGCATGAGTTCGGAGCTTCGTGGCACTGCTTCGACGACCACCACCCCTACGGAGCTCACGAGGTAGAACTACCCGCCAGCGTCATCTACGTCCCGGAGGCTACCGATGCTGACCTGTAAAAAATGCGGTGAGCCAATAGCCCTTGACCGCTCGCATAAGTGCCAGGGATTAAAGACGCAGGGCGTTTCGCTATCGATGCCGACAAGACCTGCGTGGGCTGTCAAGATCTTCGGCGAAGGCGATCGGGAACTGCTGACGATTGACACCGATGGATCCGTTCGCGGGTCGATGGAAGATGCTGGCGAAGCCGCTGCGGTGTTCGTATCCGAACTTCGAAGGCTAACTGCCTCCATACGCGCCGAAGCGAAAGCAGAAGCGCTCAGGGAAGCGGCTGAGAGCACGCCAGTTGCCTGGGACTTCCCGCCATATGCATCTGCACTGCAAATTAGGCCATGGCTCCGCGCCCGCGCTGACCAGTACAAGGAGGAACAGTGAGCAATCCACCGGATATCGTCAGGAAACTCGACAGCCTGCGCGACATGGACGAGATCATGATCGGCAAGCTTAACAACATCGACCACCTGGGCCTGCACCTCAAAGCCGAGCGTCACCCTCGCCCAATGCTCTACGGGCGCATCATCGAAATCTTGCACGGAACTCATGTCACCACCGTAAAAGTCCGGTGGAACGGGCTCACCGAGGAAATCAAGACTGACCCGGAACATGTCGTCAGAGTCGAGGTCACCCTATGAAACCCATAACCATGATCATCCGGGCGCTTACCGATGACTCGGAAAAAATCTACGTCTGCAGAAACCCCCACACCCTCCGATGGATCACCCTTCAACGTGGCCACGCCATCGCAGACACCGAACACCCAAAAGAAGCGCTCGCCGTAGCCAGGGCAGAAGCCCAGAAGCTCCCGAAGAAAACGAACAGGAACGCCAATGTCGTGGTTGAAGCAGTCGGATGTATCGGCGAATCACCCGTTGGTCCTGCGCGTCTTGGAGATGGACGAGGCTGACGAACGGCTGCTCAATGAGATGTATGGATGGGTGAACAGGTGTGCCACGCAATCGGCAGCATTTGACCGCGACTACATCGTTGAGATCGGCACGGCAAAGCAGATGGCCGGCCTGAGCCGGTACAAGGAACTTCTCAAGGCGGCTTTGTCGTGCGGAATCTTTGAGGAGAAAGAGATTGACGAGAACGGCAGTATGCACCGGGTACTCAAGCTCGTGGAAGAGGAAGACCTATTCCACATGATCCTCAAATCGGACAAGGAGCGGGAGAAGAACCGCCGTGCGGATACGTACGACCTTGCCAAGAAGGGTGCCATCATCAAGCGCGATGGCGCCGAATGCCGGTGGTGTGGCCGCATGGTCACCTTCGGCAACGACCGTAAATCGATCAAGGCCGGCACTATTGACCACCTTGATCCGAAAGACCTGGACAACAGCGACCCCACGCCAATTGAGCGGCTCGTGGTGGCTTGCACGTCCTGTAACTCAAGCCGAAAGGATGGTGGCTTCTGGGATAAGGAACTCAGACCAGCACCAAGAACCCCGTACTTCACTGCCGACGCCACTGCATGGTTGCGCGACAAGGCCGGAATCTTGGTCAAGGTATCAACTCAACGTGTAGAGCTCCACGCTCCCACGCCTGCTCCGGCATCAGAGCCAGTAAATGGTCCGGCCTCCACCAAGGTAACGGCAAGCGACGAAGCAACGGTCAACACCGGCTCGTCCACCACCACCGGCAACGAAGCGACGGCAGCAAGCAAGGTAGAGCGCTCCGAGGCAACGGTTCCACCGGCCCGGAAAGAACGCCTGTCCAGCTCAGACATGGCCACCGAGCTCCACGACATCGAATACGCGGAAATGATCGCAGCACTAGAGAGCGAAGCCGTTGAGACTCCCCGTCAGGGTGAGACTCCGGCCGAGGATGACGCAACGGCCAACACCGGTGCATCCGACGCGCAGTCTCCGATCAACTCTGAATCAAAAAATAATCAGTTGATCATCAAGAAATCTGAGGGTGTCGGATCTGGATCTGTCGGGACGGGTCGGGACGGGCCGGGCCGGGCTGGGTCTGGTGGGGCTGGGTGGCGCGATCACTCACCTGCTGAATCAACTCGCACTCCTAAGCCTCCGAACAACAATCAGCCCCGTTCAAGACGTAGAAGACCTCGTAGGAGGAAGAGCTAATGAAGTACAACCAACAGCAGTTCAAGAACCCTGTCCTCCTGTGGAGTGAATCAGAGTTCCAGACTCACGTGATGACGTTGGCCAAGAGCCTGGGATACACGCAGCAGTACCACACGCACGACAGCCGGCGGTCTCAGGCTGGATTCCCGGACTTGGTGTTGATCCATAACCGGACGAAGAAATTGATGTTTGCCGAGTTGAAGGCCCAGGCCGGCCGAGTGAGTCCAGCGCAGGAATCGTGGCTGAATGATCTGCGCATGGGTGGTCAAGTTGCAGAGGTCTGGCGTCCATCCGATTGGGTGTCTGGCCGGATTATTCAGGTGTTGCGAGGAGGTGCGACTCTTGCCAGAGCATAAGAACGCAGCTGATTGCGGTTGCTGGGGTTGCCAATCCATTGCTCGCGAGGGTTCTGGGGTGTGCGTGGTTCATCTCGTGGCTGAGCAAGATCAGGTTCCACCGGCCGCGGTGACCGATCAGAATCTCTGCCCAACCTGTGATGACCGGATGCGTGCAGACCTCCACCTGGTGGCTGAGCGGTGGGAAGAAGCCCAGGCAGCGTTGCATCCGTCGCGAGGTGGTGACAGTGAGCGTCACGCCCAGCGGACGGAAGCGCCGTTGCCATTGAATGTCTCGGTGTCGGATGCTCTGATGATTGTCCGCGACAACATTTGGTCGGTTGCCCTTCGCTTGGTCGATGATCATCCTGGTCTCTCGTTGCCGGCCGATCAGACAACGCCGAGCTTGGCCGAGTGGCTGGCCCGGTGGCAGATGCTGAAGATCGCCGGAGCCAAAGACAAGGGCTTCACTCGTCAGGCGTATTGGTGGGTGGCTGAAGCTGCCGACCAGATCGCTTCGAAGACCTACGGCACCGAGACCACGGCTGAGATACCAAACCAGTTCTGCAAGCGCCCTGGATGCAAAGGTAAGCTGTTCGTGGCCGAACGATCCGATGGAGTCAGGACTGTCCGGTGTGCAGAAGATGCACATCATGCGGTGCAGTGGGATACCTGGTCGAAGATGCTGAAGGCTTCTCGCCCCCAGCGTCGAGGTGCTCGGCCTCCCCGTCTGGGACGAGTTTGACGGACTTGACATAGTGCCGTAAATTTACTGATTGAATGGCCTTACTGGCTCAAGCGATAGCCCCGAATCACACCAGTGGTTCGGGGCTTCGTCGTACCCGGACGCAGTGAGGTGACCATGTCCCGCGTGAGAGTCTGCACTGAGCATGGCTGCCCTGAACTCAGTACCGAGAAGCGATGCCCAGAACACGCGCGAGCTTACGAGAAGAAGCGCGGCACCAGCTATCAACGCGGATACGACGCAGCACATCAGAAGGAACGCCAACGGATCATCAAGGCTGGCATCCACACCTTCACCTGCAGCAGATGCCGCGCACAGTTTGAGCACGGCGAACCATTCCAGCTCGGCCACACCGACGACCGCAAGGCATGGACAGGCCCCGAGCACATCAGATGCAACACGAGCGCAGGCGGAATCGCTTCGCACGCCGTGTTCGAACGACCTTCGTAAGGGGTGGGGGACACCCCCTTCCCGCCCGAGGTGCCCAGTACCGCCGGGGAGGTCTCTAAATAGTTTGTCAGGTTCAAGGAATTCTGAAAACACTAGTCAGGTTCAAGTTTCAATAGTCTGTCAGGTTCAAATCTGGCTCTGACTTATTCTTCGAAACCGGCAAACCAATAGCCACGAAATGCACTGAAAGAGTGGGCGCGATGCCTCTCTCAACACACTGCGCGATGCAGTATGGAAGCAGGTAAATCATGGGCAGTGGAGGAGCTCGCGTAAATTCTGGCCCGGCGCCAGATCCCAACGCACTTCGACGTATGCGCAAAACAGATTCTTCGGGCTGGACAACACTGCCGGCCGAAGGCCGCAAAGGAAACGCCCCCGCTTTCCCATTGGAAAAATGGCGCGACCAAGAAAAATTCAAGCCCTCCGAGGAACGTGACGAAGCCCTGGCCAAGGCCTTGGACGCACGCGAACTCACGGTATGGCGGGAAATCTGGAAGACACCCCAGGCAGTCGCCTGGGACGGTCTGGGCTGGCGCCACGACGTAGGAATGTACGTCCGTGTCCTGGTTGCCGGCGAACGAGGCAACCTCAAAGCAGCCGGCGAAGCACGCCAATGGTCGGACCGGCTCGGCCTCTCCCAGACAGCGCTGCTCCGAAACCGCTGGCGCATCTCCACCGACGAACTCGGAGAGAAACGCGAAGAGAAGAAGCAGAACAACTCACGCGCTCGCCGTGAGTCTGCTCGTGATCGTATGCATGTAGTGCGCAATGGATCAGGAAAGTAGCGAGTTTGTTGTCGATTTCCCGACGATAGGTTTTCTTGCAGCTGATTGGATTGAGGCGCATTGCCCGATCCCGACTGGCTTTGATCGTGGTTTGCCGTTTGTGCATCGTGACTGGCAGTTGTGGTGCACGGTCAATCACTATCGCGTGAAGACCAATGCTCTTTGGCGGCCAGAACGTCCGATTCTCGCGCCAGCGTTTGAGAATCGCCGATCACAGGTCATCGCGCCGCAGAAAACTGGCAAAGGGCCATGGGCGGCGTCGATAACGCTGAATGAAGCCAGGGGCCCTGCGCTCTTTGGCGGTTGGGCGCATGATGGTGAAGCTTTCGAATGCTCGGACTACGAATGCAGTTGTGGTTTCGTCTATGAGTACGAGGAAGGCGAGGCCAAGGGTATTCCTTGGCCCACGCCGCTGATTCAGCTGTTCGCTACCTCTCAGGAACAAGTCGACAACACGTATGGTCCGCTGCAGGGCATGGTCAAAGATGGGCCATTGTCCGAGTTCATCCGAACAACAGAGAGCTTTGCCCGAATTGGTGAAGACGGACTTATTCAAGCCGTGACATCCTCGGCGTTGTCTCGCCTGGGTAACCCAATCACGTTCGGTCTCTTTGACGAGACCGGTACTTTCACCGATACGAACAAGCTGAAGAACGTTGCCAAGACTGCTCGTCGTGGCTTGGCCGGCATCGGTGGCCGAGGCATCGAGACTACGAATGCCTACGATCCGTCGCAGGCATCGACTGCGCAGGAAACCTACGAGTCATCCGCGAAGGACTTGTTCCGTTTCTTCCGCCGGCCGCCGGAGCATCTGAAATTCAAGAATGCACGGGACCGCCGGAAGATCCTGGAGTACGTTTACCGCGGTTCGCCATGGGTAGATCTGGACGCGATCGAAGCTGAAGCCGTGGAAATGATGGAGAAAGACCCGGAAGAAGCAGAACGCTTCTACGGGAACATTCTTTCCCAGGGTAAAGGCGCTTGGATGCCCGAAGGACTGTGGAGCCGAACGGAGTCTGTTGCATGAATATCTGCCTTGCATTCGACGGTTCGGAAAAGCACGACTTCACGGCAATACGTGCCGAGACACTTGGCGGTTGGCAGTTCACGCCCACGTATGGGCCTGACCGCCGGCCGACCATCTGGGATCCAGCCGAGTTCGGTGGGCGAATTCCACGCGAGGAAGTGCACGCAGCGGTGGAAGAGCTGTTCATGGCCCACAAAGTGGAACGCATGTACTGTGATCCGCCGCTGTGGAAGACCGAGATAGAAGCCTGGTCTTCCAAATACGGTGATGACCGGGTGATCCAGTGGGAAACGTACCGGCAAGCACCGATGCATTCCGCATTGGAGCGATTCATCGTTGACCTGGAATCAGGTGCGTTGCTGCACGACGGTTGCCCGATCACGGCACTGCACATTTCCAACGCGCGAATGTTTGCCCGAACCAACCAGCGCTACATCATCCTCAAGCCTTCGGCCCATCAAAAGATCGATGCGGCGGTTACCTCGGTGCTTGTGCACGAGGCTGCTTGTGATGCTCGCGCCGCGGGCTGGTCGACCGGTTGGAAGCCGCAGGACGGAATCTCCCGGCAAGCCTTCGGATTCAACTAACCCCAAGGAGGTGCTCTGTGGCTAATGCACAGGTAATTGCGCGTGAGCGCCTGGACGTTGGCGAGTGGGAGCTCAAGCAGCAGGAGGCAGACTGGGATTACCGGGAACGCTACATCCAAGGCGACCAGGACTTGCCATATGCCCCGGAAGGCGTGAATGCCGAGTACCGGCAGCTGCAGGACATGTCCATTGCCAACTGGATGGAAATTGCGGTCAAGGCACCCACGCAGCGATTGCAGGTCGACGGCATCAAGACCGGGCGTCAAGACTCCGCTGACGAAACTGTCTGGAACGAAATCTGGCAGCCGAACCGGCTGGATTCCCGGCAGGCCATCACTTTCCAGGAGATGTACACCCATGGCCGAGGTGTCATGTCGGTGTCTGCGAACCCGAAGAACAAGAAGACCCCGAAGATCCGTCCGGAAAGCGGGCGCCGGGTCTGGCTTGGCGCCGACGCGGAAGACCCTTTCACGCATACCTGGGCAGTCAAGATATTCAACGTTAAAGAGCGCCGCGGCACCTCGTTGATACTTCCGGCCTCGGTGCAGTACTCGTCTACCACTCGGGTGGCATACGTGTACGACGAAAACGAATGGTTCAAGTACGAAGCCACTGGCGGTTCATCTGCCTGGAAGCTATCCAGTTCCGGCAGGCACGGGCTGAACGCCCTTCCCTTCGTTGGGTTCGACTACAACCTGAACTCAGACGGCAAGCCGCGGTCAGCCATACAAACGCTGATCCCGCAGCAAGATGCATTGAACACCATCCGGTTCAACACGTTGCTGGCCATGCAGTTCTCGGCATACCGCCAACGAGTATTTACCGGCTACGACCCGGTAGTGCGAGACAGCTCCGGCAATCCCATCATTCGCATGGGCACGGACGGTCAGCCACTGTTGGACAGCAACGGCCTTCCGCTCCCAATGCTCAACAGCCCTGGTCGCCTCGGCGTGGACAGGGCATTGGTATTCCCGGGCGCTGAAACCAGGGTATTCGACCTGCCGGAGTCCAACCTCGATAACTACATCAAGGTGCTCTCCGAATTCCTCACCGACTTCTTTGCTATCGGCCAGATCCCGCCGCAGTACATGCTTTCCCGCATGGCCAACCTCTCCGGCGATGCACTCGCAGGAGCGGAATCCACGCTGCAGGCACTGGTGAAAGACCTCAAGCGGTCCGCCGGGGAATCACTGGAACAGGTCATGCGCCTGGCAAACCGCGCGCGCGGCGAGTCCCACGAAGACGCGGGCAGCGAAATCATCTGGGCAGACACTGAACCTCGTTCCTTTGCGCAGATCGTTGATGCCATCGGCAAGCTCATTGCCGGCGGCATGGCACGCAAGGACGCATGGCTGATGCTTCCAGGAGCAACGCCGCCAGCTGTCAAACAGTGGGTGGAAAACTCCGACGATGAACGCCGAATGCAGGACATGATGATCAATGATCTGGAACAGAAAATGCTTCAATCATGATCACCTACTCCGCGGCCGCGATAGAGCACGACCGGCAAATGCGACTGCTCGCACTCAAAGCACTGCGCGTAACCCGCAATGCCTGGCGGAACGTCTCCCTGGTTGATCTCGATCGATCATGGGCAGAAACAGCAACAGAACTCACCAGAAGCGTCCAAACACTCATGACCGCCGCGGCCGTCGAAGGAGCCACTTTCGGGGCCATGGCGCTCGCCGAGCAGGGCGCGTACGTGTTTCCGCAAGGGTTTGTGAATCCGGGAGCGTTTGCGTTGTCTGCGCCTGATGGGAGGCCTTTGGAGTCGTTGCTGTATTCGCCAGTGACGAAGACGAAGGCGTTGATTGGTGCTGGCATGGTGCCGCAGCAGGCTTTGGCGGTTGGCGGTAAGGATCTGGACCGGATCACCCGCACAGTCTTGTCTGATACAGGCCGTGGGGCAGCTTCTGTGGACCGCGCGTCGCGTGAAGGCGTGGGTTATGTCAGGATGCTCAACCCTCCGTCCTGTAGCCGTTGTGCGGTCCTTGCAGGCAGGTTCTATCGGTGGAATGCCGGGTTCCTCCGGCATCCTCGCTGCGACTGCCGGGGGATTCCCGCGCAAGAGTCCCGATCCGAGGATTTGCGAGTTGATCCGTACGAGTACTTCAACTCTTTGACGCCGGAGGAACAGAATAAGCACTTCACGAAATCGGGCGCGCAGGCGATTCGTGACGGTTCGGACTTGTTCCAGGTGGTCAACTCCCGCCGGGGAATGTCCTACGGCGGAGTTTCTGAGGATGGGACGCGTCGTGGGCAGCGGGTAGTCACCCTGTTTACGGATGAAGGTACGACCAAACGCGGCGCTTTTGGTTCCACGGAGCGGCTCAGGGCTGACTCCGAGGGCTTCGAAAAGGCACCAGGAACCAAATACCAGCGGACGGTGCGTAAGCGCCTCACACCGGAAGCGATCTACGCGCAGAACCTTTCACGAGAGCAGACGCTCGAACAGCTTCGCCGGTTTGGGTATATCCAGCCCGGCGGTCAGAACCCCAATGGTGTCATCGCTAACCCTTCAAGGCCTGTCTCATCGATGAGCGAGGCCCAGAAGCGTGTACAGCGGGCCACGTTGGCGTGGGAAGCGGTGCAGGACGGCCGCAACCCATTCGGTAAAGGACCTCTCACCCCGCAGCTACGTGCGCAGGCTGAGACGAACTATCGCCGGTGGATCGGTTCCGCTGGCGAGATTTTCACACGGTAAACCTTCCTCCTGGCGCGATGCCGGGAGGACTAACCCTGCGATAGGGGAAAAGAAATGCCTAAATCTAAGACTGCACCTGCATTGATGCATGGATTCATTGATCCGTATGCACCTGGTGGGCTGGAAGAGCTGCTTGCGTTCAACCGTGCCCAGTTCGGTGACGCTGTCATGTCCGCGAACGCGGGCAGCGCCGGTGGTGATGCAGGTGGAGACACCAGCGGAGATAAGACCGGCGGTGGCGAGGCCGGAACGGGCGGTGCTGGCGCCGGTGGCGACACTGGAGCAGGTGCCGACGGGGATAAGCCACTGGGCGCACCAGGCATCAAGGCCTTGGAAGCAGAACGGGAAACCGTGAAGCAGCTCAAGGCCCAATTGGCTGAGCGGGATTCGAAGATCAAGGGTTTCGAAGACGCTGGGAAGACCGATGAGCAAAAGCGCGAGCAGGAGCTTGAAGATCTTCGCAACGGCAAGAGCACCACTGAATCGGAGCTGGCCAAAAGCCAACTCGCGGTTCTGCAGTACCAGGTAGCCGCTGCCAAGGGATTGGATCTGGAAGCAGCCGAGCGTTTGCGTGGCACTTCGAAGGAAGAGCTCGAAGCAGACGCTGACGCGTGGATCCAGAAGTGGGGAACGTCCTCGGGCAACGGTGTTGTCCCGGGTGCCGGACACATTGGCTCCAGCACGGAAGAAGTAGCCCCGGGGATGGCCCGCATGCGCTTGGGCTACTCGCAGTCACCCAAAAAGTAAGACACCTCGGCCGATGGGCCGCGGTGAAACGCAACTCTGAAAGGAGAAGCCACCATGGCTCTCACTCTGCCCGAGGCAGCTAAGCTGTCGACCACTCACCTGCAGCGAGGCGTCATCGAGACCTTCGTTCAGGAATCTTCGATCCTGGACCGCATTCCCTTCATGAACATTGAAGGCAACGCCTACGCGTACAACGCTGAAGGCACCCTGCCAGGCGTTGAGTTCCGCGCCGTCAACGGAGCCTACTCGGAGTCCACCGGTACCGTGAACCAGTCGACTGAGAAGCTGGTCATCCTCGGCGGCGACGCTGACGTTGACCGCTTCATCCAGAAGACCCGAAGCGATCTGAACGACCAGCGCGCGGTGCAGACCGCAATGAAGGTCAAGGCCGCTTCGTACAAGTTCCAGAACTCGTTCTTCAACGGTGACGTCGAGACCGAGCCTCTGGGCTTCGACGGCCTGAAGAAGCGCCTGATCGGCGCCCAGGTGCTGGACGCCGACGTAGATGGCGCTCCGGTGCTCGGCACCAACGGCGCTGCTGCTCATGACTTCTTCGACATGCTCGACGCGCTGATCGCCCAGGTGCCCGGCCTGAACGGTTCCAACGGTGCCATCTACGCCAACGCGCAGATCGCCGGAAAGATCCGCTCTGCCGGCCGCCGCATCGGTGGCACCGAGATTGTCCGCGAAGACCTGACCGGTAAGCGCGTGCTCCAGTACAACGGCATCGCCATTCTGGATCCAGCCGACGACGCAGCAGGAAACCTGATCCTGCCGCAGTCCGAGACCATGGGCGCATCCACCGACACCTCGTCCATCTACGCCGTGAAGTTCGGCCAGGACGAAGGCGACCGTGGCGTAACCGGCCTGACCAACGGCGGCGTGCAGGTCGATGACCTGGGCGAGCTGCAGGAGAAGCCTTCCTACCGTACCCGTATCGAGTTCTACACCGGTCTGGCACTGTTCGGCGGCAAGGCCGCTGCACGCCTGCGCGGTATCAAGAACGCCTAAGGAGCGACAAACATGGCAACTCAGCCAAAGAAGGAACCAACCGAAGCCGAGCTGTATGCGGCCGAGGAAAAAGCCCGTGTGGCTGCAATCGAAGCGCAGAAGGCCAAAGGGGAGGACGAAGCAGCCAATGCAAAGTCCGCCCCGAAGCCGGAAGCCAAGGCCCCAGATGCCAAGGCTGCTCCAAAGAGTCCGGCTAATCGTCGAAGCCTTGCCAAGGCCAAGGCAAAGGAACGCGTCGAAGTGTACGAACAGCGCGGACCAAAGGGACTCTTCAAGGTCACCCGCAACATCGACACCGGCGAGACCAGCGCCGAACTGATCGAGGAATAGCACCCTCCGCAACAGAAAGGGGCCGTCATGCCCGTTAGCGTAACTCCTGAGGACATCGCCGGCGTATGGCGGCCCCTTTCCGAAGCGGAAGCATCACTCGTCCCCGGACTGTCCAACCAGTCTTGGATCCGGATGCTCACACCACGCCCAGACCTCGAAGACCATATCGCAGACGGCACAGTCGACGAAGAATCAGTGGCTTCAGCAATGATCTCAATGATCATCCGAGTACTGAAGAACCCCGACTCAGTTCGCCAGCTATCAAAGTCCTACGACGACTGGTCCGGCTCCCAGACCTTCGACAGCACCATCTCCACCGGCGAACTGTACGTCAACGAACACGAACTCGCCATGATCACGCCCCGGCCAAAAGTACAACCAGCCGGCGCCTACAGCGTCTCGTTATGGGGGTAAACGCCAATGCAGCCATACAGCACGGCCGATGTCCTCGAAGGACAAAAACTGGCCGAAACCACCATGCGCGAAACATGCGTAGCGAACCGACCCACAGGAATCGTCAACACCGACCCCGACACCGGACAAGACACACCAGTGTTTGACCCAATACCAGTCAAGGGAAAGTGCAGGATCAAACTCGTTGGCATCGGAAGCAAGAAAGAAGACTCGGCCGAACACGAATTCATTTTCACCAGGCCAGTAGTCGTCCTGCCACTGCAAGATCCGGTACGCAGTGGCGACCTGATCACCATCACAACAGCTCCAAACGCTGGAATGCCACCCTCAACAATCCAGCCAGGAACAACTTTCATGCTCAGATCACCCGAGCGTGGAACATTCGTCACTGCACAACGCTGGGCTGCAGAGGAGCTGATCGCATGACCGCCAACACCGCAGACCTCGACAAACTCATTCACGACCTCGGCCAAATCCCTGCCAAGGTAGAGAAAAAAATCATGCCAATCATGCAAAAAACTGGCATCCAAACCAAGCGCCGCCTGCAAAAAGACCTCAGCAGTTCAAGATACTTCAGCAGAGCCGCCCGATCCATCGACTACGACGTCACCACCCAATCCTTCGGCGGCGCATCCATCATCCAAGTAGAGGTCGGTCCTAACGCCGCACGACACCAATCAGCAGCGCTC